AAACCACAATCATTAAAGAGTCAAGAAGCTTGGCAAATGAATGTTGGATTAACAAATGATAAAAAAGAAAATCTAACTTGGTTACTCTAATATACTTATATATATAACTTATGGCAAATGAAGAATTTCAAATATTAAAGCAAAGATCTCTTTTCTCCAAGTTAAGAAGACTGTTTTCCACTGATACAATTGTACGTAATGTAGGTGGTAAGAAATTGAAGGTAGTTGATACAGATCAAGCAATGTATGCAACTGACCGTAATACACTTAGAGATCGTTTTAATAGAATTAGAACTAGTGCATATAATCAATACAGCAGAGATTTCACATTAAGTTATCAAGCTGCACGTATTGAGTTATTTCGTGATTATGATACAATGGATATGGACCCTATCATTTCATCTGCACTAGACATTTATGCAGATGAATGTGTTACTAAGAATGAATTGGGTGATATTTTAACAGTCCATTCAGAAGATCAAAACATCAAAGAAATTTTAAATAATTTGTTTTATGACATATTAAATATTGAGTTTAATATGTGGAGTTGGACTAGAAACTTAGTTAAATATGGTGATTTTTATTTGAAGTTATACATTAGTCCTGAATATGGTGTATACTTTGTTGAACCAATGAGTTCTTACAATGTTACCCGGGTTGAAAATAGTGATTTAAATAACAAGAATTATACAAAATTCCAAGTTAATTTGCCTGAAGGTGGTAAGATTGAAGAACTTGAAAATTATCAAATTGCACACTTTAGATTATTGAGTGACAGTAACTTCTTGCCATATGGTAAGAGTATTATTGAAGGTGGTAGAAGAGTATGGAAACAATTATCATTGATGGAAGACGCAATGTTAATCCACCGTGTAATGCGTGCTCCAGAAAAGAGAGTATTTAAAGTTGACGTTGGTAATATTCCACCACAAGAAGTGGATCAATATATGCAAAAGTTGATGGACAAGATGAAAAAGGTTCCATATATTGATGAAAAAACAGGCGATTATAATTTACGTTTTAATTTACAAAACATGGTAGAAGACTTTTATCTACCAGTACGTGGCAGTGATAGTGGTACTAGCATTGAACCATTAAGTGGCATGGAATTTACTGGTATTGATGACATTCAATATCTTCGTAACAAGATGTTAGCCGCATTAAAGATTCCTAAAGCATTTTTGGGTTATGAAGAAGATTTGAGTGGTAAAGCAACTCTTGCAAGTGAAGACGTAAGGTTTGCTAAGACTGTTAATAGAGTACAAAGAATTTTAGTTAGTGAATTGACAAAGATTGCAATCATTCATTTGTATGCACAAGGATATAAAGATTCTTCTCTAGTCAATTTTAGCTTGGAATTAACAAATCCATCCGTAATTTTTGAAAAAGAAAAAGTTGCAATTTGGAGTGATAAAGTAGCCGTTGCAAAGGACATGGTAGAAAATAAGTTATTTAGCAGAAGATGGATCTATAACAATGTATTCAAAATTTCTGAGGATGATATTGAAGTTCAGAAAAATGATATTGTTGATGATGCTAAACAAAATTATAGATTCAAACAAATTGAAGAAGAAGGCATTGACCCAGCTAAACCATTTAATAAAATTAAGCCAGAAGAAGGTGGAACTGAAGGAGGTCCAGAAAGTGGTGGGGCAGGTCCAGTACCTGAACCTGGTGCTGGTCCTGAAGGAGGCGCATCTGAACCACCACCAGAAAAGTTGGCAGAATATGAAAGACCTTCTCAAAAAGGAAAGAAAAAAGCAAGTGATTATTCATATGGAGAAGACGTTCTTGGTAGTTTAGAAAACAATAGACAAGTAAAAAATACACTTACACATAAATTTAAAAATGATTCTCCTTTGAGTCTTGAAAGATTTGATTCTTATTTGAAGGATTATAAGACTGAAAATAGGGAATTATTAAAAGAATTTAAATCAAAAAACAAACCAAGTTACTTGGATGAAAGTAATATACTATGAAATCACTGAAAGGATTCATAAATATTGTATATAAAATGATTTTTACATAAAAATAACTATATTTATAAAATAACTAGAAAAAGAATATATGCAAATAGCTAAAGCTAAGCACTCTAAATTTAGGAACACAGGCATTCTTTTTGAACTGCTCACTCGGCAAATTACTGCTGATATCCTTGCCGGAAAGGATGAATCTATTGCCAAAACTCTTCTCTTTAAATACTTCAAAGAAAACAAAGAATTAGGTAGAGAATGGCAATTGTATAGCTTTTTATTAAATGAAAAAGCAAAAGATGAAGTACAAGCTGAAAAATACATCAACGTAGTCTTGAAACAAAGAGAAAAAATTGATGATAAAAAGTTAGTTCAAGAGAAATATAATTTAATCAAAGAAATAAAGGAAACTTATCCTATTGAAGATTTGTTGAAGTCAAATCTAAAAAATTATAAGACGTTTGCATCTATTTACAAAGTATTTGAAGACCATGTAAATGACACTGTGAAGTTTGACATGAATGAAATTATTCAGTCCAGAACAGTCATCACTGAAAATTTATGTGGTAAGAAAAAACAAATTAATGAATCTGAAGATAACTTAATAAACATCTACAAACAACAAAGTGAAGAAGTACGTTTATTAAGTTATAAACTTTTGATTGAAAGTCTAAATGAAAAATATAAAGGACTAGATACAAATCAAAAGAATCTGTTAAAAGAATATATCAATAACATTTCAAATACAAATTCACTTAATAAATTGATTGTAAGTGAAATTGAAAATGTTAAATCTCAATTAACAGAGTGCTTATCAAAAATTGATAATGATATTATCAAAATTAAAATCAATGAAGTAGTAAAACAATTGAATAACGTAAAACCTTCTTCAAATGTAAAAGATAACCAAATCATGGTTTTGTTACTTTCATATGAACTTCTAAAAGAAATCAAAAATAAACTTTAATATTATGAGTGATAAAAACAAAAAACTAATCGTTGGTGATTTCAAAAAGGCCCTAAAAGAATTGGTAAAACAAGTAATGGATGAAATCAGTACCACTGGCGGAGTTGGACCAGTTACTGGTCCTAATTGGGTAAGCAAAAATCCTAAAGGTCGCACTGATTTAGCTACAAAGTCTCTTGACGGATATAAACTAGCAGAAAAGAAGGGTGAAAAGAAACTTGCACCAGTAGGTAAAGAAAAAACACCTGACGTAGTTAAAGGTCCAACAAGTAAGGGAGTAAAGTCAGATGATCTTTATATCCTTCACAAAAGAAGAGCAATTGCCGCTTCTAAGAATGATAAAAAAGACACACAACATTATGACAATTTGATTGCTACAGGTGAAAAACAATTGGGTTATAAGCCAGGCGCAAGCAAAAAGAAATAATATGAATATCAGTCTTAAAAAACTTATATTTGAAGCAGAAGGTGATGTACCACCACAAAAGGGTGCAAAACCACCTACACAAGCTCCAGCAGCTGCTCCAAAAACTGCTCCAGCACCAAAATCACCACCAACACCAGCTCCAGCAGCAGAAAAACAACCATCTACTCCATCTGGTGGTGAAGGTGATGCAAATACATTTAATGTTAAGTTTGATTTAGATGACTTTGAAACAAAGGTTTCTAACTCAACTGAACAAGCAAAAAATGATTTTCAAAGCAAAATTTTGCAAAAGATTTCAAACAAACAAGTAAGATTGGTTAGAGCCGCAAAAGGTTTTGGTCAACCTGAAAGAGAATATGTTGTTAATGTTGCGGATGTCAAAATTGAATTTTGGTATCAAAAGTACGTTGTTGTAATTACTGGTAGAGAACAAAACAAACAAAAGGAAAGTGATTTCCATTTGACTGCTCCATATGTCATAAAGATTATGGGACAAGCTCAACCATCTAAATCTAAAAAACAAACACAACCAGCTGCTCCAAAACCAGTTCAAACACCACAAAACACTGCAACAAAGGGATTGTAATATGGAAAGAAAATTAATAGTAGATTGTATAACATTTGATATTTCAAAAGACGTAATAAATGAAGCCATGTCAAAAGGCGGACCATTTATTGTAAAAGGAATTTTGCAAAGAGCTGGCGCAAAAAACCAAAATGGTAGAATTTATCCAAAAGAAATTTTGGAACGTGAAGCAAATAAATACAATGAAAACTTCATCAAGGAACGTAGAGCTTTGGGTGAATTGGATCATCCAGATAGTAGCGTTGTAAACTTAAAAAATGTAAGTCACAATGTAACAAAAGTAATGTGGGATGGTGATGATTTGATTGGTGAAGTAGAAGTATTACCTACACCAAGTGGTAATATTCTAAAAGAATTATTTGCATCTGGAATTAGATTAGGTATTAGTTCTAGAGGAATGGGTAGTGTAAAGAAGAATGTTTATGAATCTGCTGATGAAGTTCAAGATGATTTTGAATTGATTGCATTTGACTTTGTAAGCAATCCATCTACCAGAGGTGCTTTTTTATATCCAAAGGATCAACAATCTTTACAAGAAGGTGTAGTTAAGAATCCTGAAACAAATAAATGGGACAGTGTTGAGAATATTATTAGAGATATTCTTGGTGAAATTAAGTCATAAACACAAAATATTTTATATTTATAACATATGATTAAACTAAAAACTTTAATTGAAGAAAATGCAGCTGCTATTGGTCAACAATCTGTTAGTGCAGAACCACAAAAGATGACCAAGGAAGACAAAAAAATGTTGGCCCAAATGGTAGCAGAATACAATGAATACGGTAAAGTATTACGTAATGTAAATGAAATTGCTCAAGTATCTGAAAAGCTTTGTAAGATTGCTGGCATGGCAGAAAATTATGCATTACAAGAATGTGGTGATTGGATGCAAGCCAATGTAGCTAAGAGACACTTTGCTGAATTGAAGAAGTTGTCTGAAGGATTTCGTAAATTAGCATCTGAATGTTATGAAAATAACAAACAAATGACTGCTCTATATGAAGATATGGGACACATTTATGAAAAGTATTTTGAAATTAATGATCCTAAATAACTAAACGCTAAACTGTGGTAAAAGAAAACCCCGCCTTCTGGCGGGGTTTTTATTTTTAAGGTGTTTCAACTGAACCAAACGTGTTAATCATATCCATCATTTGATCAAAGTTTTTATACACATGTTTTCTATCATTCATTATTAACCAATATCCTTGGGCAGTTTTATAAATAACAAAGTTTAATGATATCATATCACTGTTTCTGTCAACTTTTAGTCTGAATCTTGTATCACCATCAGGTTCAAATCCCATACCAATTAACATGTCTACTTCTTTCCAATCCCAACCATTTGGGTGGTCAATATCATCAATTTTATATTCACCGTTTGTGGAATCAAAACCTTCTTTTTTAATAAATGATTTTAAATGCGTCATATATTTACTTTCATTGAATTATTAATGAACTTGACTATTTCACTTTCAATTTTACTCTTTTTACTTAAATCTGTTTTTTCTCCTTCAATTAATGCTTTGATTGGATCAGACAATTTAGAATATACTATGGTTTTTTCTTCTAAACTAGCAGCATTTTTCTTTTCTACATAAAATATAATATACTTAAAACTAGTTTTACTACTATCAGATTCGTTTATTAGTTTTTTAATTACAAAGTAAAATGTATTTTCACCAATACTTTTTTCAAAAGTTAACTCCATACCTCTGTCAGTATCTTCTTTGTTAATGTTAAATTTTAGAGTATCTTTAATTTTATCAATTTCAAACTGTTCAAAATTAATACCTTTGTTTTTTGTCAATTCAGCTTTTAGTGTTACGTCACTTACTTCAGAATTTGCTGTTTCACTTAACAAAGATTCTTTAAGAGATCTACGTAAAACTTCTTTCAATTTAGACTTGATTTCATTCTTTTTTACATCTGGTACGTTTGCATGAAGAGCAGCTAAATATTTTTTAACACTGCCTTTGGTACATCCAACTTTTTTACCAGTATCTTTTTTGTAAATGCAATTACCTTTTATTTTATATGGCATAATACAATAAATATCTAAAATTTTTATTACTTTCATTTTTTTATTTATATTTATTTAACAGTATTACGACATTCTTTGTCGCATAAATTAATAAAAAATTATTATTGAAGTTTACCCTCTAATAACTTCAGGAAACCCAAAGGAAATATTATGTCAGATTTATTAAAGGAAGCTATTGCTGACGCTAAGGCTGTACGTGCTACTGCTCTAGCAAATGCAAAAGCCGCATTAGAAGAATCATTCAAGCCAACATTGGAAGCAATGTTAGCTGAAAAACTAAAGAGTGAAATTGGTATGGAAGATGAAGCAGTTCATTCTTCTGATATTGGTTCAGGTAAAAGTGTAGCACCACTTGGTACACAATCTACCAACCAAGATCCAGGCGCAAATCAAATGTTTGAAGAATCAGATGAAGAAGTAACAAGTGAAGAACTTGATGAAATTCTTGCTGAACTTGAAAGAGAAATGGGAGATGAACCAGCTGCTCCAGCACCTGCTCCAGAAGCTCCAGTAGCTGCTGAACCTGATGTTGAAATTCCAGCACCAGCTCCTGCTCCAGAAGCCCCAGTTGCTCCTGCTCCAGAAGCTCCAGTAGCTGCTGAAGAAGTAGAAGAAGTTGATGAAGAAATCAATCTACAAGAACTTCTAGACACCTTGAGTGAAGAAGTTGAAGAAGTAGATGAAGCTAAGAAACATGATTCTGAAGAAAAAGAAGAAGAAGATAAAGAAGAAGTAAAAGAACAAACTGAAGAATCTGTTCAATTGGCTGAAGCTTTGAATACCGTTCAATTCCTACGTGATCAATTGAATGAAATCAATCTTTTGAATGCTAAGTTGTTGTACACCAACAAGTTGTTCAATAAGTTCTCATTGAACCAAGCTCAAAAGATGAAGGTAGTAGAAACTTTCGACTTAACCAGCTCCATCCGTGAAGTTAAGTTGAGTTATAAAATTTTGTCCGAATCACTTAGTTCAGGTGGATCAGCTGTCAAGAAACCAAATACAGCTGCACAAACTATCACCGAAGGTTTGGCAAGTAAACCAGTTGCATCAACAGCTCCTAAGAAGGAATTGATTGTTGAAAACAGCAACGTGATGGCTTCAAGATTCCAAAGACTTGCCGGAATTAAGAAGTAAAAAATTAAAACAAGGCAAGTAAACAAAAAACTAAAATACAGAAAGAAAATATGAGTGATATTAAGAGTCTATTGACAAACAATATGAACCCACAAGCTAAGTTGATGACTGAAACTCGTGGATTGCAAAACAAATGGGACAAGACAGGTCTTCTTGAAGGTCTAGAAGGCATTGAAAAGGCCAATATGTCTATCCTATTGGAAAACCAAGCAAAGCAATTGCTTGATGAATCTACCTCTACAGGTACTTCTGGTAACAGTGAACAATGGGCTGGCGTAGCTCTTCCATTGGTTCGCCGTGTATTCGCTGAAATCTCCGCTAAGGAATTCGTTTCAGTTCAACCAATGAACCTACCATCTGGTCTAATCTTCTATCTAGACTTCAAGTACGGCACCAACCGTAACGGTCTACCAGGATCTAATCCATTCAGTGGTTCATCCATGTTCGGTGGTACTGGCATCAAGCTAGGTTCTACTGATTCTCCAGAAAACGGTCTATATGGTGCTGGTCGTTATTCTTACACCAGTAACTATTTCACCCAATCATTGAGCACCACTTCAGGTTCCGCAACCTTGAGTGATCTAAACTTTGATAGCTCAATTACATCAAGTACATTGCCATTCACTGGTCAAAAGATCAATGTTATAGTTGGTACTAACACAATTAACACTGACTTGAATGCTGTAAGAAGCTTCACCATCAGTGCTTCTGGTATCAATCCAGCTAACGTAATCAATGAATTGACTAAGGTATATAACACTGGTTCTCTAACCACTGCTAACTACTACATTGTACAATTCATTGTAACTGGTTCAACTGCTGCAGGTAACGCCAGTGGTGCCGCAGTCCTAACTTATACAAAGCAACCAACTGATCAAACCCGTGGTGACTTTGAAGATACCAATCCATTCAAGGGTGAAGCTGTTAATAACGGTATTGACAAGGGTACTGATATCAACATTCCAGAAGTTAACTTGGAACTAAAGAGTGAACCAATTGTTGCTAAGACCCGTAAGTTGAAGGCAGTCTGGACCCCAGAATTGGCTCAAGACTTGAATGCTTACCACAGCATTGACGCAGAAGCAGAATTGACTGCTCTATTGAGTGAATATGTATCAATGGAAATTGATCTTGAAATCATGGACATGTTGATCAGTGCTGCTCCAGCATTGACTACTGAAGCTTGGTCCGCCGTAATTGGTAAGGAACTAGTCAAGGGTGCAAATGACAGTGCAGGTCTACCAACCTTCACCGTAAACAATGATTCAACCAATCGTACCGCTTACGTAAAGAGCACTTGGTACCAAACTCTTGGTAACAAGATCCAAAAGGTATCTAACAAGATTCACCAATTGACCCTACGTGGTGGTGCTAACTTCTTGGTTGTAGGACCAGACGTAGCCACTGTATTGGAATCCATCCCAGGATACGTTGTAAACACTGACGGTGACAGTGCTAAGTTCGCAATGGGCGTAAGCCGTGTTGGTTCTTTTGCTTCCCGTTTCCAAGTTTACAAGAACCCATACATGCAAGAAAACACAATCTTGCTTGGTTTCCGTGGTAACAACTTCCTAGAAACCGGTGCAGTTTATGCTCCATATATTCCATTGGTACAAACTCCATTGGTATATGATCCAATCAACTTCACTCCACGTAGAGGTGTAATGACCCGTTATGCCAAGAAAGTAGTCCGCCCAGAATTCTACGGCAAGATATATGTTGGTGATTTGAACCAAGTCTAATCTAACATATAAAGTAAATTAAACACAAACTCTCAGTAGAAATACTGAGAGTTTTTTTGTATCTTTTTATTAAAATTCAAGATATTTATGGTAAGGTATGAAAAGTGGAATTTATAAAATACTGGTAAAATATGACACTTGCAGAATTAAAATCATTAATAAAAGAAGTATTGCTTGAAGCAGTACCGTTTGATAAAGCAACTGACATTGAATATGGACTAAAAGCCAAATATGATGAATTGGGTGATTATACATTTGGTGTAGAATTTGAATTTGAACCTGTTGTAGAAGAACAGAATTTATCAACTGATCAAATCATAGAAAAGTTATCAGATCTGATGGGTGCATCATACAGTTATGATAATGGATTAACTGATGCTTATAATTCATGGGTTGATGAACAAAGAAATGAAGCAGCAAAAAGATGGAATCGTTATGGAACTATTGATAATATTGATAGATATGATGAAGAATATGGTCCAATGAGTGTAGATACATTTGATAGTAGTGTATCTGAACCAGTTGAAAGTGATTATGCTACTGAAGAGGAATACAATGAAGCATATGAAAAATATGATGAAGTAAGAAATGAAGTGGACAGTGAATATACTCGTTGGGAAAGAAGAAATCAAGGTGATTATGTTGATGAATATTTAAGACTTTTAGCAAGAAGTGGAGATTGGACTGATTTTGTTTCAGATAGTGAAATGAATGTCACTGATATGGAAGGTGGTATTGATTCTGCGTATAATTTATTAGATAGTCTGGGTGAAGATGTAAGAAAAGATGATAAACCAGATAAAGACACATGGGCAGTTGGTGAAGATGGACCAAATGTTGAAATAAGAAGTAGACATATGAGACAAACAGGTAATGATTTTAATATTATTTCCAAAGTAGGAAATTGGGTAAGTGATCAAGCAACACATGGAAAAACTGGAATGCATGTTCATATAGGAGTTCCAAGTGATTTTGATATGTTTGATGTATTGGCAATGAGTACATTGGTTGATGAAAAAGCTATTAAATCTGCAGTAGCCATGGACAGAGATTTTAACAGTTTTGCCAAATTGAGAAGAAGTTTGAGTAACGCAATTTATAATAGAATTCATGAATACATGCGTAGACAATCTGAAAATGTACCAAAATCTTTTACGCTTACAAACGCACAAATGAAAGAAGTATTAGCTCATTTTGATCGCAATCACGGTACAAATATTGCAGCATTTAATGAACATAAAACAATTGAATTTAGATATTTGGGATCTGATATGGCAGATCAAGTATTAAAGTGGATATCTTATTTCTTGTTGTTACCTCGTATCGCTAAGAGCAGAAATCAAGTAAAATTGGATACTATTTATAATGAACAAATAGTAGCTACAAGAATGCCTGGTAAGATTAAGTTTGATTTGTTTACTACAGATGACCCAAGAACTAGTGTTCCAATGCCAAAAGAACCTGCGGATGTAATTAAACAAAAAGCATTTGAATTACCAAGCAAATTGGATATTGCAAAACAACAGGCTGCTGCTAAAAAACAATCGGGAACACAATAATTCTTATATTTATAACAATATGACATTGTTTGAACACATTTTGATTGAAAGCAGAGTGGATGATTTTAAGAAAATGCTAAGCCAACGGTTTAGTATTGATTATGTTCAAAAGATTATCAATAGAGATACCAGCAAAAACCACAAGAATTTGCTGTGGATAGGTAAGATACTAAAAACAGAACCAGATATCAATGATGAAGATTTGTTTAAAAATCTGGAAATATTCAACAAAGTAGCATCATCCACTGATTTATATAGTTTTAGAGATTACAGTACATTTTTGAATTTCTTACAAAAGAAGAGTAAAGAAGTACAAATGGGTAAGATGGCTCAAATCAAAGCTGGTTCACATACAATTAAAGATGATAAAAGATGGTTGGTAGTTGCACCACAAACACATGATGCAAGTAGATATTTTGGTGGTGGTACCAGTTGGTGTATCAGTACAAGCAATGATAGATACTGGAAAGATTATTATTACGCACAAACCATAGTAATGATTAAAGATAGAACTAAGAAACCAGATAATGACTTGTTCAAAGTTGCCATTGTTGGTAATGCCTATGAACAACTTTGGGATACTCGTTTTAATGATAAGATAGATAAAATTAGAGAATTATCAAAACATGTAGATTTATATAATGTCAATGACAATAGATTAAGTGGTGACCAAAAAATTAATTATTTAGGACAATTACCAGAAGATTTAATTGAAGACTTGATGAATTATTTTAATGATGATGAAATCTATGAAAGACAAAACGATCATTATTATGAACTTGCAAGAGAAAGATATGATAATGGTGGTAAAGAAGAACTTTTGAAATCATTGTTTAATACTACGGTAGCATATTTTGATGCGGATACAGATTTGGATGAAGATGCATTTGGTGATTTAATGAGCAGACAATTTGCAGATGAAATTCAAGATGGTAATTGGGATGAATTTTTAAGTGAACTATGGGGTGCATGTATGACTTATCAAGGTGTAGATGATGATTCTTTTTATGCTGAAGTAAATACAAGAAATTTCAAAAACTTGATAAGTGATACCAGTTATGATTTACAAACATATCTTGATTTAGCCAAAGAAATATTGAAAAATGAGGATATAGTAAATATGGATGACATCATAAAAGATGCGTTGATTAAAACATCTGATAATGGTGATCCATACACTGTAATTAAAAGACAAGCAAATCAATTAAAAGATACAAATTATAATGATATAATATTATCCTCATTAAATGCATATAATGCAAAAAATAATCCTACTTTTATTCAAGGACAGAAATCTTTGGGTCCTGATTTTATGGGTATTGTAAATAAATTTAAACCAAAGAACATTGAGGATGTAATTAAAGTATTGAGTATCAATCCTAGAGCAAAGGATATGATTGATCAGATACAAAGATACAGAAGAGATTTGTATGAATCCAAGAAAAAGCGGTCAATTAAATATAGAGATTTCTACAAATTTAAAGGTTGACTTTTAGAATAACCTGCGGTACATTGTGTAAATGATCAACAATAATGAATTGTTTGCTAAGGTACTGGCTGAAAATCCTCTTCCTTACCGTTTTGGTGACAAGGTAAACACTAACCGTGGCATTGGTTATATCAGTGGTTATAACTTCAAGGACCGTGAAAAGACTTGGAAGTTTACTATTCGTCCACATGGATTAACTAATTATTATACGGATGTTGAAACCGTATATGGAAAGGTAGAATAAGTTATGGAATTTGAATCAAATGCAGATATTCTAAGAGATTTAATGGATCAACTACATACACTACACAAAGAAAATGCTAGGTTGCTTCAGAAAATTGAAGATTTAGAAAAACACAATGAAGAATTGAACCGTAAGTTAAAGAGCATTCAAGCATTATTTCTTTGACTTTTTCTAATTCTAAGGTATCATTTAAACATGACTATTCAAAACAAGTGTGGTTGTGGCAATGAAATTCATCCAGAACGGTATGCTCTTGGTTACAAAATCTGTTTGAAATGTGGTGAAAAGGCAGCAGCCAAACAAAAACCTTTTGGTTATCTTCACTATGGTCACAAGACTGCCGGATCAATTGTAATCACTTCCAAGGCTGGTTTTGACAATTATTCCAAGGTATCATACCGTAAAAACAAGGGTAGCAATATGGGTTATGCTTCTAGACTAACCACTTCATTTTAATTATATGTCACATAAATATTATATTGCGGATGGTACAGAAAACCACGTTGGCAAAGATACTTGGAATAGATTGTCAAAGAATCAGAAAAACATAATCCGTAAGGACAGAAAGAATGCAGCCAAACACGCAGCTGCCTTCATCCGTGAAAAAAATGCTAAATTTGGTTGGTCAAAAAAGCTTGACGTTTCCTGAATCTAGGGTATAGTTATGAATGTAGGGAGGATAAGATTCAATAAGTCCAACCTACGCAAAAATTAAAAAAACATAGAAAGGTATAGATAAAACTATGAAAGAAAAAGTTACAAAGCCTACTGATGTAGCCGTTATCGTTGGACGTTTCCAGGTTAATGAATTGCATGATGCTCATATTGACCTGATTACTTCCGTCACACAGAAACATGACCGTGTATTGGTGTTTCTTGGAAATAGTATCATCCGCAATACTCTCAACAATCCTCTTGACTATCGTGCAAGGCGGTCAATGATTGCAGAGAAGTTTCCTACTGTGGAGATTCATTATATCAATGACAATCCTTCTGATACTGCTTGGTCTAAGAATCTGGATAAATTGATTGGTGAACAGTTGCTTCCTATGCAGACTGTAACACTGTATGGTTCCCGTGATAGTTTCCTCAAGTGTTACTGTGGTAAATTCAATACGTGTGAACTTGAAGCTACTACTTTTATCAGTGGTACTGAGGTTCGCCGCCGTGTGTGTAACAATTATCCTCCTACAGCAGATTATAGGGCTGGTATGATTGCTGCCACTGCCTACCGTTTTCCTACTGCATTTCAGACTGTTGATATTGCAGTTGTAAATGATAAGAATGAACTGCTTCTTGCACGTAAGCCAGATGAAAAGAAGTGGCGGTTTATTGGTGGATTTAGTGATCCTACTTCTACTTCACTTGAAGAAGATGCCAAACGTGAAGTGCAGGAAGAAGCTGGTGTAGAAGTTGGTAATATCACTTATCTTGGTTCTACACTTATCAATGACTGGCGTTACCGTGGAGAAATTGATAAGATCAAGACCGCATTGTTTGTTGCCAAGTATGTGTTTGGCAAACCAGAGGGTGCAGATGATGTTGCTGAAGTGAAGTGGGTATCCATCAACAATTTGACTAAAAATGACATTGTTGAAACCCACCATGTTCTGATTGATATGTTCAATGAAAAGTTCAGTGGAAATCGGGAACTTCAGGATAGGTTTTTCAAACCGAATTTTGATGGAAAAATGCCTTGACTTTGAGTGAAGTCTAGGGTAAAGTATTAAAAGTAAAGATTAAGGTACAGATAAAAATCAATACAGAAAGATAAAATTATGAATAAGAACATTTGTTTGACTACGGATTCCTATAAGTTGAATCACTGGAATCAGTATCCCGCTGGCACTGAAAAGGTTTATAGTTACTTTGAATGCCGTAAGGGTGCTAAGTTTGCTGAAACTCCATTCTTTGGACTTCAGTATATTATTAAGAATCATCTTGAGGGTGTAGTTGTGACCCGTGAAAAGATTGAAAATGCAGCCAAGTTGTGTAAGGCTCACTTTGGTAGTGAGAAGTATTTCAACCGTGAAGGTTGGGAATATATTCTGAATAACTATGGCGGTAAGTTGCCTGTTGTTATCAAGGCAGTTGAAGAAGGAACTGTTGTTCCTATCAACAATGTGTTGATGACTATTGAAAACACTGACAATAAGTGTTTCTGGCTCACTAACTTCTTGGAGACTATTTTGTCTCAGGTTTGGTATCCTATTACGGTGGCTTCACTGTCCCGTGAAGTTAAGGTTACTTTGAATGAGTATTTTACTCTTACCTCCGATGGTGGATTGCTTAACTTTGGATTGCATGATTTTGGATTTAGGGGTGCCAGCTCTTGGGAATCGGCGGGTATCGGGGGGGCTGCTCATTTGATTAATTTCTTGGGGACCGATACGGTAGTGGCTATGGAAGTAGCCGTGAACTATTATAATGCTGATCTTAATGGTTTGGCGTTTTCCGTTGCTGCCACTGAACACTCTGTTATGACTGCTCTTGGTAAGAATGGTGAAGAACAGGTTGTTGAGAATCTTCTGAACGAGTATCCTACGGGTATTTTGTCTGTTGTTTCTGACAGCTATGACATTTATAACTTCGTGAGCAACATTGTTGGCACTAAGTTCAAGGATCGTATTCTTGACCGTGACGGTGTGTTTGTTGTTCGTCCTGACTCTATTACTCCTACCCATCCTACTCCAGAGGAAGAAATGGTTTGGATTATGGAGAATTTGTGGGCTAATATCGGCGGAACCATTAACAACAAGGGATACAAGGTTATCAACCCCAAGGTTCGTGTGTTGTGGGGTGATGGAATTGACATTGATGGTATCAAGAAGATTCTGTATGCTGTTACCAAGGCTGGATTTGCAACTGAGAACATTGCTTGTTTTGGTATGGGTGGAGGTTTGTTGCAGAAGGTAAATCGTGATACTCAGCGTTGTGCTTTCAAGTGTAGTGCTCAGTATCGTGATGGTCAGTGGTATGACATTCAGAAGAATCCCAAGGATGTTTCCAAGGCATCCAAGAAGGGCAAGCTCAAGTTGATCAAGGTTGATGGTGAATTTGAGACTGTTGGTGAAAATGATCCTGGTGAGGATTATTTGAAGGTTGTTTTTTATGATGGCGTATTGCTCAATGAAGTTGACTTTGCTACTATTCGTAAGAACGCTGCTTTGTAATTGACAAATCAAAGGTTTGCGGTTATCCTAACTAAAACCGCTTCTTTTATGACTGATAAAGTTAAACAAGTTATTGTAATGCGTAAAGACCTCAATATGAGTAAGGGTAAAATGGTTACTCAAGGTGCTCATGCAAGCGTTGCATTTCTTACCCATCTAGTCCGTGGATATAATGGACAACCACTTCTTCTGAGTAAAGCTGAAAAAGAATGGGTATATGGCACTTTCTTCAAAGTGTGTGTGGGTGTAGATAGTGAAAAGGAACTGCTTGACATTGGATATAATGCTATTGCGATGGGTATATCAGTCAAATACATTGAAGAAACCGCCGGGTTTGATAAACCTACCGTTACTTGTATAGCTATCGGACCAGATTATAGTTCTGTAATTGATCCTGTCACTAAACATCTAAAACTTCTATGAGTGTAATTTACCAACAGATTAACCAACGCCAGTATATTGTACGAGCCAATATAGATTTTCCTCAAAGAGAGGTTGGTAGTTTAGTTATGGATGTGGATGGTTATTTTTATTTCTGGCCAGTAGATAACAATGGTGCTTGGTCATCATATCATCTAAAAGAAGTAGCAAACAAATTAGATGAAATTAATAAATCGTGGAATGAACAAGTTGAAAAGGATTTGAACAAATGAAAACTATTAAACTATTTGCAGGTACAAGCAATCTACCATTGGCTCAGAAGATTTCACAAAATCTAAATGAACCACTTGGAAAGATTTACCACCACAAATTTCCGAGTGGAGAAACTTACTGTCAATTCAAGGAAAACATTCGTGGTAGTGATGTATTTTTAATTCAAGGCATTACCAATCCAGCCAATGAAAACCTAATGGAGTTGCTTGTTATGGCTGATGCGGCTAGGCGTGCTAGTGCAGAACGAATTACTGCGGTAATTCCATACTTTGGTTATGCCCGACAAGATCGTAAGGACAAGAGCCGTGTTCCTATTACAGCTAGGTTAGTAATGGATTTGATTGCTACTGCTGGTATTGATAGGGTAGTAACTATGGATCTACATAGTCCACAGGTGGGTGGTTTTACCAATCTACCATTTGATCATCTTACATTTGAACCAGTATTGAGTGAATATATTAGTACCAAGTATCATTCATTAGCCTATAGGGATAGTGTTGTATTGATGGCACCTGATGTTGGTGCGGTCAAACGTGTTGAAAAGTATGCGGATCTACTAAAGAGTGATTTTGGATTTATTAGTAAGAAGCGTGTAAGTGATACCAAGGTTGAACTACAGAACATTGTGGGTGATGTAAAAGATAAACACGTAGTTATTATTGATGATCTTACAGAAAGTCTTGGTACAATGGTTCAGGCGGCTAATGAGTGTAAGAAACAAGGTGCTACAAAGGTAACTTGTGCTGTTACGCATGGTTGTTTGACTGATATGGGTATCAAACGATTGGCGGAGAATAATAGTATTGATGAATTTATTCATAGTAATACAACAAATACATGGGGTAATATTGGATTTAAACCAGCTAATGTTACAGAATTGGATGTAAGTATGTTGTTTGCTAAGGCTATTCGTAGTATCAACAAGAATGAAAGTGTGAGTGAATTGTTTGTATGAAATATATTGAAGCTCCTATTAAACATAAAGGCAAGTCAGGTGTACCCACACTATTTTTGGGTGGTGGTATTAGTAATTGCAAAGATTGGCAATCCAAATTGGTAGAAAAGTTGAAGGATTATAATGTAACTATTTATAATCCCCGTCGTAACAACTTTGATATCAATAATCCAAAAGTCAGTGAAGAACAAATCAAGTGGGAACATAAGTATCTACATGAATCAAACATTCTAGTGTTTTACTTTGCGCAAGAAACACTGTGTCCAATTACATTGTTTGAATTGGGTGCAGCATTGGAACGCAACATTTATACTACTATCAAACAAGATATTATAGTATATTGTGAACCAGAGTATTCTCGTAAGTTTGATGTAGAGTTACAGATTAAACTAGCAATGAAGAATGCTAAGGAACTTAGTGAGGGTTTTTGGACTCCTGATGATTACTTTGTATCACTGCATGACAATTATGATGATTTTGTGGATGAATTGAAAGCAATTGTTGATATTGCTCAAGTATATGTTTAATATATGAAAATCTTTTTGGTATTTTTTATTAATTTGGCAGTATCATTGTTATCCAGTATATTGCTTTATAAGTTGTTTAAAGTGGATGTATCACCTATAATTATTTCTATTGGATTGATTGTTGTGTATATGTGTTTACCACAACGGTTTCATGATTGGATTGCTGAAAAATGAATATTAGACCATCACAATGTTTTGAATGTGAGACGGGTACATACAAAGATGTAACTGTCAATTATTTCTCACAATTAAGTGGGGGAAGAAGTTGTGTAACCAAAGATGTAACAATTCAACGTTGTGACATTTGTGGTGCTGAAATTTTAGATTCTAAAGCGTCTAAGATAATTGAATCAAATATTGAACGTAATTTTCCCGGTCATTACGATAAATGGAAAACCAAGAACAAACCCAGATTATGAACGCCCACGTTCCGGAAGAAATTAAATCTAAATATCCACACATGGAATTTAGGGGTAAACAACGTCAGATGAACGATAGAACAGTGATGGAAGCGTACAATCATGCAATTAATCAGAACTTTTTCTATAGTTTTGATGAGGATTTCTTTTGGTTTCCAGGTCAAATTCCTGACTACAAACTGCCAAAAGTGTCTTGACTTGTTATAAAGTGTGTAGTAATCTAGACTTATGAGTGAACAAACCTATATGAACCTAAAAGATGCAGTAAAGCGTCCTGTACTCAGTGAGAAGACTGTTAACCGTTCTAACAAGGCATTTGTTAGGATGGTTGATAACTACCAGAAATGGAATGAGTCTATCACTGCTGATGAGCTACGTGAGACATATGAAGATGACATTTTTAATTGTCTCTTTGAATATGACTTGGATGGTTATAATTTGGCAGAATATCTAAAATCTAAGATCTATCTTGAGCCAGATGCTGGACTTGTAGATATTTTGGATGATATGATCTATGTCAAGAAGTCTTTAGAAGATGAAATGTTGAAACAATGGGTTAAGGAAAACTTTTTGACTATTTCAGATGATGTAGTTGGTAAGAAAGTTAATGCTAAACAGGGTTCTCGTAAGTATGAGAATCACTACATTACTGGAATTAGACCAGACACTTATCAAGTGACCATTAGTGATGATTCCAAGAAATATGGTGGTTATATTGTTGGATTTGAAAATGTAACTTTTCTATGAAAGTTTCTACTCTTTGATAGTTGCAAAGAATGTGGTGAAAATGATGAAAATGAATCTTGACTTTCTTTAAAATCTGCGGTAAGGTATTTGTATGAAGATTGATATTTCCTCAATTGATCGTGAATCGTTTATGGTCCATGAACATATTATTTATGGAGAAGTTGTATATTTGGTACAGCCAAAACATATAGGCGCAAAGTGGAAAAATGACAATTTACACTTTCGTTCATCTGTATGGAATTATAATGGAGAATTGATCAGTGCATCATTTCCAAAATTCTTTAACTGGTCAGAACAACCAGATTTGTCTCCTGTTCCTAATTCATTGAAGCATTGTACCGTTGTTGAAAAACTTGACGGTAGCACTTTAATTGTTAGCAAGTATAATGGACAATATATTCTACGAACCCGTGGAACTGTTGATGCTTCTACTATGGCTAATGGTTTTGAGTTAGAATTATTCAAGTCAACTATTCTAAATAAGTTGCAGGATAATAATGATACTTGGGGTTATTCTATCATTTGGGAATGGCTGTCTCCAATCAATAAAATTGTGCTATCGTATGGCGATGAACCTATATGGAAGTTGATTGGTTTTATTAATCATATCAACTATTCACTTGCACAACAAGATATGTTGGATGCTATGGCTAAGAAGTATGATTTACTTCGTCCAGAAATCTATACTTTTACTGATATATCTGATATGTTACAGATTGTAGATAAGTGGCAGAATAAAGAGGGTGTATGTTTATATAGTAAGAATGACCAAGTTATTCATAAGATTAAAGCATCCAAATATCTCCTGTTACATCATCTAAAGTCTGAACTTAGTTCACTAGAAAAAGTATTGGATGTCTGGCTAGAGCAAGGTATGCCTGACTATCAGACTTTCTATAACTATATCTTTACCACTTTTGATTTTGAGTTAGCAGAGCAAATTAAAGGTACAATTAGCCGTATTTGTGATGCTAAGAAGGAAGTGGATCTGATTGTGAGTGGTATGAATGAGTTTGTGAATAACAGACTCAAGACTCTACCTACTCGTAAGTTACAGGCTGAACAAGTAATTTCAGCTTATGGTAATACTAATAGAGCTTCATTTTTGTTCAAATTGCTTGATGGTAAGTCGTTAGGCAAAGAAGAATATAAGAAGTTACTATTTCAAGTATTGAAGAACTAAAACAATACCCTACTAATTATAATAAATTGGTAGGGTTTTTTCTTGTATATATATGTGTGATAGTCAATAGTGGCTATCATAACACACAAACACAAAGGAAAAATATGGCAGATAATAATAAAACTCCCTACGAATTGCGTTGGGAAATTCTAAAAGAAATGATCAATCTCACCCGAGATGAATGGCATCACAAAAGAGAGGTAGCTCAATACAATGCTGAAAAAAGCGGTAAATCACTTGAATATGGCGGTGATATTCCATTACACGATGCGTTGCAACGTGCGGAAAATGTATATGCATCGTTTATTTGTAAAAAATAATCATTTAAAAAACTAACACTAACCTCACTATTAATTTAGTGGGGTTTATTTTTTGTTTCTATTTATAAACATATGATTATAGACTGGGCAATATACTATCAACAAAACAAACATCTACCATTGAATAAAATAATGGAGTCATACAACAGACTTTTGTTAGAATATCAAGAACAACTAAATTTAATAACACAACAAAGTTCACCAGTTGGAGCTGGACCAGGCGGTCAAGATACATCTACCGGTGAACCAGTATCAACATATGGTGTGATGAATTTTAATGGATCTGCATTTGCTATAGTACCTCCTGATGAAACAATGCGATTTGGTACTAGTCCATTTACAATTGAATGTTGGATAAATTTCAGTGCAAATCCTGCTTCAGCCGGTTATTATTTCATAGAACCTACATCAGGAATTCTATATGGTATTGGTAATTACGGTGGATATTTTTCTTGGTTTAGATCTGGAGCTGCTCCAACATCATTTACTGATTGGACACTCAATCAAGCTGGATCTGGTAATATTTTATCATTATCTACTTGGTACCATATAGCAGTAACTAGAGACGGTACAAATACAATTAGATTTTATGTAAACGGTACTGCTTCTACAACGACTGCTAATGATCCAAATAATTATTTACCATCAACCAATGGATTAAGAATTGGTAGTACATATAGTCAAGGTTTGAACGGTAAGATTTCAAATTTCAGAGTGATAAATGGTACTGCACTTTATACAGGATCATCATTTGTTGTTCCATCCCTACCTCTAACAGATGTAACAAATACCGTTTTATTAATGAAATCTGTAACAAATGCAACTGTTGTATCAGATTCAAGTACCTATGCCAAGTCAATTACAAATACATCAGTTACTTGGACAGATGGACCAATAGTTTATCCATAAAATACTTTAACATTAACCCCACTATTAATTTAGTGGGGTTTTTATTTTTTTGTATATATTTATATTTAACACAAAGGAACATTTTTAACTATGAAGAAAGACATTTTAAATGAAACATTTAATAAACATACATTTTTATTGAAGAAAAAGTTGTATGAACAAGGTGTAATCCAACAACAACCAATTCAAGAAGTTGAATTAGAAGAAGGATTGAAAGATATAGCACTTGCTACCCTTCTTGGATTAAGCACATTGTTTAATATGACTGGTAAAGCAGATACCTCTACTACAGGTCAACCAACAGTTTCCGCTAGTAGTGAACTTAGCCGTGTTAAAAGTGCAAAACAAAAAGCAGAAGGTGTAGCCACTGAAATAGCACAAAGATTGAACGGTGGTGATGATATTAGTAAATCCACTGCAAAAAGAATTTTAGATGATGTAATTAAATTTAATAAAACAAATAAATTTGGATCTAAAGCTCAAATGGACTATGCAGTTGAACTTGCTGCATCAAATGATCCAAATCTATATTCTGGTATAAATATAAAACCACGTAATACATCTGAATTAATATCTCAAACAGCTCTTAAGGATTATATATCAGTGAATGATTCTGAAATATTAGAAAAAATAAACACTACGGTTCAAGAAATTGCACAATCATCTAAAGACGCTTTAGTTAAAAAAGCGAATATTACAGATTCAGATGTTTTAGGTTTAGTTTCAGGATTTTGTATGGATTCAGCTAAAGGTGATTTTCTACAAATGGTAGCTCAAAAGCTTGTAGATAATGCTACTCGTCCATAAATAATATAAAATATTAATCAATAACCCCGCTATTAATTTAGTGGGGTTTTTTTATTTCAAGTCAATATTTATATTGATATGACTCAATCAGAATTAAAGCAATTAATCAAAGAATGTTTAAATGAAATAGATTTTGCACCTGGTTTTAGACCAACACAAGATTTAACCATAGTTTCAACTGTAACTGGTAGTGATGTAGATCATTTAAAAAAATATGTACTAGAATTACATAGAGTTTTAACGGCTAATTTTGGTAATGATGTACAGTTTGAAGAAAAATTAAAAATGTCTATATTACCAAATAAAGACAAACAAATTGAAACCACATTCACCATTATTGATATAATTGATGAGTTAATGTCAAAAACAGTAAGAGAAAATCTACAAGATATACATGAACAATTAACAATGTGGTCAATAAATCAAGATTTAGTAATAGACTTTACTTTCAAGATTAAAAAATAATATGAATGATATATTCACAACAACATTTGAAAAACATAAGAAACTGCTTCTTGAATCATTAAATGATTACAACTGGGAAGAAAAAGTAGACTGGAGTGTATTTGATACTACAGAAGATAATTCTGGAGCATTTGAAAAGTTATTGGGTATATCAGAAGCTAAAAATCCACAATCTGTTACGCCTACAACACCACCATCTCTTACTATAGTAAGTGTTCCTACAGGTGATTGGTGGGAATTGTATAACAATTTACCAGAACCAATAAAAAGAACTGCTATAGAAAGATATAAGTTATTTTTAAAAGATTCAAAAGAACCATCATTACATTTCAAACCTTTAAAACATAGAAAAGGTAATTATTGGAGTATTGCTATAAACGCAAATTACAGATCAGTTGGAATTAAAACTGACATACCAAATGGATTCAAAATTGTATGGGTATTTGTAGGAAATCATAATCAATATGATGCCTTTAAAAATAGTTTACCAACATCATAAATAATGAAAAACCCCACCGTTAAAAGTGGGGTTATTTGTTTATTAGTTTTTCTTTGGTTTACTTGGTCTTTCACCATCTTTTGGTGGACCATCATGTTTTGGTCCTCTTGGTCCGCCTGGTGGTGGACCAAAACTTCTCAATAGTTTACGGTCATCATCACTGACCTTGACACGTTCTTCCTTGTCCAACTTACCGTCTTTGTTTGCGTCATATTTAGCAATTAATTCACTACGTTGCTTCTTTTGTTCCTCAGTCAACTTTGGACGGGGTGTACGGCCTTCACCTGGAGGTGGACCTTTTGGACCTTCTTGAGCATTTAAGGTAAATGCTGCGGCTAACACTAATAGATACTTATACATATATTTTCCTTTTGTTTAGTAACCACCATAGATTACATTCTATACATACCATATCACATACCCTAAATAAACATCTTTTACACTAACTTTACAATTTTAAGTCAACATCAAAGTTTTCTCCCGTAGATGTTTTTATATTTTCATTTTTAATCATTTGTTTTACATGTGGATAAATTTGTAAATTATCTCCTGATCCATAAATTCCTGTAAATTTTATTACATCACTGTCATCTTCTCTTTTTAGATCTACACAATAAAATTTATCATATTCACGGTCAATATTATTCAATTCAAATTTCCATGGAGTAATACCATAATTTGTATGAATTAAATTATTGAATGTGTTTTTATTCCATATTGCAATCATTAAACTGGCTCTGAATAAACAATCTTTTGGTATCTCTCTTATCTTTACATCGTCAGATATTGTTATAAGTTTGTGTGTGCACATACCAGGACTTCCATAAAATCTTAAATAATTAACATCATTTTCAATTACATATTTAAACAATTGTGACAATTTACCTTCATCAACAAAATCAGTAAATATATAATCGTCTTGGGTGTATAAAATATAATCATATTTGGTTGAATCAAATAACATCTTTAAATTTTTACCCCAGTCTGATGGTCCTACAGGATCAATATGAGTAATAAAATTTATAATTTTTAAATTAGAATCAATATTAGGAATTGGTTTTGTCTCTGTAATATAAAAAATATCAAGGGGACAATTTGGCCAGTATTTCTTGAAAAAATGTAATTGTACATCTGCCAATCTTAGATATTTGTCACAACTACTTATCACTATACATATTTTATTTTTATACTTTTCCATATAAAGCATCTCCCCATCCTTTGTTAGTATCAAAATATTCAATAAGTTTAAATCCGTGAGTCTTTAAACATTCATTAAGTGTATCAAACAATACACAGTCTTTATACATTTCCTCAAAATTAATTTCAGTATAAATGTATTCTATGTGTTTTATATATTTTACAAATCCATCCAATACTAATTTTTCTGTTCCTTGAACATCCATCATTAACATATTGAATTTATTCATATCAATGTGGTTTTCTTCTATTAACGTATCAAGCTTTTTTGTTTTTAATCTAATAGTATCAATTACATTAGATAATTCAGGATAATAGATTTTGTGTTGTTTAAAATCCAACAAGGAAGAAGATTGTAAATGATTGGATATCTTAAAATCCAATTCTACATCATCTTTATCATAAACTAAATGGTTCAATATAATACATTCAAGTCCTACACGCATTTTTAATTTATCAATTATATTTGGATTGGCTTCTATAAAAATTATATTGTTTACATTTAACTTTTTATATAAATCATATTCACTAGCTAAATAACTGCCTACGTTTATTATACCTTTTAAATTTAAATTGTATTTACGTTTAAGACGATTTAGATCCATTTCAGTCAACATATCACATACATATAAAAACAAAAATGGTTGACCTTAGAAAAAGTTATGTTACAGTAACAACATGAGTACAATTTATATCGCTGTTGGATTGCCTGGAAGCGGTAAATCCACTTACGCAAAGAACTTTATTAAAGATAAAGATATTGAATACCTAAGTAGTGATGAACTACGTGCTGTATTTGGTAAAGGTGAAGATGATCAAACCGTTACCCCACTTGTTTTTGGTCACATCAAAAGAAAGGTTGACGAATTTCTAAAAGATGGTAAAAATGTATTGGTTGATGCAACCAGTGTAAACCGTAAGGAAAGAGCTGATTACATTACCACCGCAAAGAAATATGGCGCAAAAGTAGTTGCTCTTGTCTTCAAGATGGATCGTCAAGGTCTAATTGATAGAAATAAAAAGAGAGGCCAAGAAGGTGGTAGAGTTGTACCTGATTGGGTTATTGACAAAATGCTTGCTAAGTTTGAAGAACCTTCACATAGTGAAGGTATTGATGAGGTAATTTATGTTTGAAAGACCGCTAAAACTAATTCATAATGATGATCACAAGGTATTCTTTACCAGTGATACTCATTTCCGGCATAATCAAAGCTTCATATTTGAAGCTAGAGGTTATAAAGATCGTTATGAACACGATGATGCTTTGATTGCAAAGATCAATGAAGTGGTGCGTCCACAAGATACACTAATTCATTTGGGTGATTTTTGTCTAAATATTACTCCTCCAGAGTTTGTGCAAATTCTAGATAGAATCAACTGTCAAAATATTGCTTATATTTGGGGTAATCATAACAGCTGTATTCGTAAGCATTATGAAGATGCTGTTGCTGGCCATTTGAATATGGTTAGATTCACTGGTAACAGTCCTAATGATGGCATTGAAGTGTATCCATATGCAATTGGTAAACTAACTTATCTGGGTTATTATAAGGAATTGATTGTAAACGGTCATATGATTGTTATTCATCATTACCCACACCAGATTTTCAATCAAATGCAAAAGGGTGCTTGGCAGTTGAGTGGACATAGCCACTATACCAATCCAACCACTCAGGTAGATTATCCAGACAATAAAATTCTGGATGTTGGATGGGATGGTCATGGTAAGCCATTGTCTTTTCCAGAAATTCAGAAGATTATGATGAATAAAAATCATGTCAAGCATGATAAACATCATTAAGTATACAAATCCCCTCCGTAAAAAGAGGGGATTTTTTGTTGACTTGTTATAAAACCCGTGGTAGATTGAATTTGTTATGTCAAAACCATACATTCACGCTCAAAGTTCAGTCCGTAAGTTCGGCGGTCAGCCACAGGATTATGAACCTATTCACGCCTTTATGGATTGTAGTAAAGGCGCAATTGCGGATAACCGCCATCGTGCTTTAACACACAATAGTTGGTTTCTTAGTAATATTCTGGAACGGGTAAAGTTTGCCAATAGTGGTCCAGAAACCAGTGATCATCGTTTTCCTACTATTATTAATAGTGATGGACGTAGTGTGAGTGTGCGTGACATTGGTGAACAACATTGTTTGGAAGACTTTGCTAATAAGTTTATTCCTTCAGCACAAGATTATCTGGCTGAAATGGAGTTCAAGAGTTGGATGCAGAATGGCATTTCACATCCTCCTAGCTTTGTGAAGATTGATGAAGGTCGTAAAATCCGTGCTAAAAATGGTTTGACTTCTAAAACTTTCGGTGGTAGTATCAAAAATGTAATTGGAGACTAATAAAACAAAACATATGAAAGAATCACTTAAGAAAATTGAAGAGCTAAAGAATCAACTCAACGCAGTTAAGTCAGAACTCCAGAATGAGTTTAAGACTGGTCTAAAGAAGATCTTTGTTGATAATCCTACACTGGACAGTGTTGAGATGTATGTTAATAACCACGAATTTAATGATGGTGGCGCAACCTCATTCTATATTGGATATGAAGATCTCAAGATTGTAGTAGAAGGTGAAGAAGTTGAACGTGAGTGGGATAATAAAACGAAAGAGTACGTGGAAAATCCTGTGCTTGAATCACTAATTGAACTTTTTGGTGATGTTCATTGTATCCATGAAGACCTATATGGTGATGAATATGAACATCTGTCTATTACCCGTGAAGAAGTTCTAAAGTTTTAATATATGAGTACATATCGTAGAGCAACATTACAGGATCTAGCCAAACTTGGTTATGTTCCTAACACTCAGAAGTATAAAGAACACATTGAATTTGCCAGGAAGTATTATCCTCCTGAGGCAACTACAATGGTAATGAGTATTCATAGTGAATACAACGATTGTACATATGATAATAGTTTTCAGTATATCATTGTGTATGACATGGATGGCAATGAACTTCCTCCACTGAAGAAGACTGCCAAGGAATGCCGTGAACATTGGACTACTGAGTATCTGCCTATTCCAAACACAAGAGACGGCAATTATGGTGCGTCTGAATCAGATGAACCTTTGGATGATGTAGTTATTCCATTGACCTCTGAAGTTCCAGAACTTTATATCAAGGAAAGTTAATATATGTTTAATAATAAAAATATTGTAAAGTATTGCGCAAAGTATTTTGTGTTGATGGCGGTGGGTGCGTACATTTTTAACGCATCCGTCACATTGATTAATCAAAAGAGTGACGTTGCAAATTTGGTTGGGTCCGCACTTTTTGCTGGACTTTTTGTTGGGACGCTGTTAATCTTAAAAAGTGATGTGACCAAGTTGGTCAAAAACATCAACAAAACTGAAAATAAAGAAAATGAATAAGAAGCTCGTTAGTCTGATTGCTGGTATCGTCGCCATTTCAACCTTTACTGGTTGTGATAGGGTTGAGCCTGGTTATGTTGGTATCAAGGTGAATCAGTGGGGTAACCAAAAGGGAGTCAATGATTTTCCGTTGGTTACTGGTGGTGTGTTCTACAATCCACTCACTGAGGATATCTATAAGTTCCCTACCTTCATGCAGAATGCTGTGTGGGACCGTGAACGTGGTAGCAAGGAAAGTCCTGGTGATGACAGTGTGACCTTTAATAGTATTGAAGGTGCTGTTGTTAATGCTGACATTGCTCTTGCTTATACATTTGTGGCAGAGAAGGTTCCTCAAATCTTTGTTGAATTCCGTCAGTCACCTGATGTTATTACTCACGGATTTATGAGGAATGAAGTGAATAACGCATTCAACCGTGTTGCTAGTACCATGAAGGCTAGTGATATCTTTGGTGAAAGGAAACAGTACCTTCTTGACAATGTTAAGAGTAATCTTAATGTACAACTTGGACCCAAGGGATTTAAGTTTGAATTGATCAGTTTCCATGGTGGTCTCCGTGTTGATCAAAGTGTTCAGACCCGTATCAATGCAGTCCTAGAGGCTAGTCAGAAGGCTATTGAGGCTGAAACCAAGGTCCGTCAGAGTAAGGCTGAGGCGGATCAAGTGATTGAAAAGGCTCGTGGTGAGAAGGAGAGTAACATTGCCAAGGCGGAGGGTGAGGCCCGTAGTATTGCCCTTAAGGCAGAGGCTCAATCCAAGGCTAACTTGGTGTTGGCTCAGTCTCTAACTCCGGCACTGGTTCAATATGAAGCGCTTCAGAGGTGGGATGGTAAGTTGCCGGTATATAATGGAGGTGGTGTTGTACCGTTCGTTAACATTGGAAGCACCAACCGATAAGTGGTAGGAAAAGTGGAGAAGCCCGTCAGAGAAATCTGGCGGGTTTTTTGTTGACTTTGTTTAAACCACGTGGTAGAGTTAAGGAGTAATGAATATCGTAGATTACATTGTAAAGAATTGGGACACTCTTCCTAAGAGCAAGTTTGATGATGACCACATCGTAATTTTCAAGGAAATTGAGAATTGGGATGGCGGTTATGGACATCACTCATATGAGGGTGTTGGTGTTGACAAGGATGGTAACGTCACTTGGTGTTACAGCTCTGGTTGTAGCTGTAGTGGCGGTCCCTCACTTGAGACCAAGAAGGACTTGAAGGTGTTTGTTGTAAATGAGGGAATTGATTTGAATGTAGATCCGTCTACTATTAATTTTAATTCACTTCAGGTTGAGTTTGATTCTTACTGATAGAAAGGATAAAAAATGAATACTGATCGTAAATTGGCTAGTGTTGTTAAGATTGCTGACATTCAACCAATTCCCGGTGCTGATGCCATTATGGTGGCTAAGGTAAAGGGGTGGAATGTAGTTGTGAAAGTTAATGAATACAAGGTGGGTGATTTGGCTGTTTATTATGAAATTGACAGCTTTTTGCCTATTCGTCCTCAATTTGAATTTCTGCGCAAGAGTAGTTACAAGCGTATGGGTTCTAGTGAGGGATTTCGTCTCAAGACCATTAGGTTGCGTGGACAAATTAGTCAAGGTCTATTGACTCCAATTCCAGAGGGTATTAGTAATCCAAGGGAAGGTGATGATTTGACTGAAGCTCTTGATATTGTCAAGTATGAACCTCCTATTCCTGCTCAATTGGCTGGTAAGATCAAAGGAACATTTCCTAGTTTTATCCCAAAGACTGATGAAATTCGTATTCAGAACTTTGAGAGTGAAGTTGGATTTAGTCCAGTTGGTGAACGTGCTTATGTGACTGAAAAGTTGGATGGTACTAGTTTCACTTGTTACTTCAATAACGGTGTATTTGGAGTTTGTGGACGTAATTGGGAATTGAGTGAGACTAGTGACAATAGTCTATGGCGTATGGCTAATGTTCTTCAATTGAAGGAAAAGATGACTAAACACGGCAAGAATATTGCTTTACAGGGAGAACTAGTTGGTGCTGGTATCAATGGTAATTTGTATGGATTGAGTGACCACAAGTTGTATTTCTTTACTGGTTATGACATTGATAAGGGTCGCCGTATGTTCTTTGATGAACTTGAGTGGGTATTGTTTGGTTTGCAATTGCAAATGGTACCATTGCTTGAGAAGTATGGATTTGTGATTCCAAATGAAAGTAATATTGTTGACTATATGTTGAAATATGCTGAAGGTAAGAGTGTATTGAACATGGAAGTTGATAGGGAAGGTGTGGTTGTACGTGGTCTTGAGAGAGAATTTAGTTTCAAGGCTATTAGCAATACATATCTTCTTGGAAGTAAGGACTGATTAAAAGGGAGGTATGTAATAGTACCTCCCTTATTTTTTATGAAAAAGTATAGTATTAAGACAAATGATATTGGTATGTGTATGAGTGTGGGTTGTGATTTTTATCAGACTTGCACCAATAACAGTGTAAATATATTTTACAAGACCAAACATAAGTTTGAACCATTTCTTGACGGTACAGTATGTTTGAGTTACAGTAGTGGAAAGAATACAAAGGATTATGCGGATAATTGTTATCCTAATGTATTGAAGAAGATTTATGAATGTCACTCTTGATATAAAATTTGAGTATAATGTTCCTATGAAACTAGAAAAAATCCCGTTAAATAAATTTCTAAGTCATTTGACAAATATTTCTCCGTTGGAATATTTGATTGAATTATTACCTAAGTGTACTGAAAATGGTCCGTGGATTGCTGGTGGGTGTTTGCATAGAACCTATCGTAAGTTACCATTAACAAATGCGGATATAGATGTATTCTTTAAAAACAAAGAACAATTTGAACAGTTTGTATCCGCAATCAGTTTGACCAGTCTTTTTTCTGGTTATACGATTGAATCTACCATATACAGTGAATGGCATTGTACACTTACAATTAAGTATATGGATGTTGATTGGAAGATTCAGTGTGTAACATTCAAATACTTTGATACTATTGAATCGTTGTTTAAGTCATTTGATATTAATGTGTGTCGTATTGCTTATGACGGTACTAATATTATCTATGAAGATGGTGTATTAAATGATATCAACAGTAACAAGTTGAAGTTTAATGAAGGTAGTATTTACTATCCTAGTGTAACTTTAAAGAGGTTGGTTAAGTATGTTAAGATGGGATATGATATTGAAGATGTTGACCTTAAAATGTTGACGCATGCTTTTTATAAGTCTAAAAAGAAAGCAATTGATGTTCTTGATCAAGATCTACTTACCAAGAAACCGATTCAAACCTATGAAGGATTAAAATAAATCATTGACTTTTTATAACGGTGCGGTATGATGATCTTAATGAATCGTAAGATTATCTGCCGCACCGTTGACATTGCGATGGCTCTTTGTCCGTTGAATTTGGAACACCGTTGTAGTCACATTGCTTTTTTGATTCGTTCCGGTAAAATTGTTCATATTGGAACTAATAGTTGCAAGAGTCATCCTGAAACCTTGAAATATGATTATAAGGATCATCAAAAGGTTGGAATTCATGCGGAATTGAGTGTTTGCATGAAGAGTGGTAAGGAGAATTTGAAGGATTATGAAATGGTTGTGTTGAGGGTTGACCGCAAGGGAAATCTGGC